ATAGCACCTTTTAAATCTCCACCCTCTTGTTGAATAATTTTACTAGCATCAATTAGTGAATCATATGCAGCACCTTTTTGCATTTTATCAATACCCATTAATTTATAATATCTTTGTCTGTTTTCTTCTATTCTATCTTTTGTAATTTTATCTTTTTGATCTTTACTTAATTCTTTTTCTCTTGGTGCTAAAAACATATCTGGATCTCCACCACCCGGTGCTCCAGATTTACCACGTTCACCAGCTGGTTTAATATTTTTAGGATCAGTAGGGTCTGGTGTGCCATCAGGTAATAATGCACCGCCTCCGTAATAAACAACGGATCCCACAGCTAATGGAGATTTAGCGATTGATTTAGCACCCTTAAATATTGTTTTACCAGTCTTACCAGCAAGACCTGCACCACCTGTAAGTAATCTACCTTCAGGTGATCCTAAAAGATATTTACCTGCAACATTAGGTTGAAATATATTTTTAGTTCCAGTTATATTACTAGCTATTGTTTTACTTCCACCAGCTCCTGTAGTTGTAATAGGTTTACCAAAAACATTTCTTTTTACAAATGTACCAAATGGTCTTGCTAAAGCTCTGCCTGCAGCAAATACTAATGGTGCAAATTGAATAGCATAACCTTGACGGCCACTAGCGTCTCTAGGTGCAAAAGGACTACCAACAGTATTACTCATTTGTGGCTCTTGCATACCATCCATGATCCCTTCTTTAATAGGACCACCTGATCTAAACATAGGTCTTTTTAATGGTTTCATTAGTTTCCGTATAGTTTACCAAAGATACCAGCAAGACCTGTAGCTGTGCTTAATGCTGAAGCAAGAGGACTTGCACCACCCAT